ATGAGAGGTGGTGAGGAACGACTCATTGAGTTGGAACATTACCTCGAAATCTCAACAGGCAGGGGAAGACCGCAAATGGTCATGGAATCAATCATGGAAGGAGGACCGCAGTGAGCGCAGGTAAAGGCGACACTCCGCGCCAGGTCAATGGCGATGCCTACCGCGACAATTACGAGGCAGCGTTTCGCAAAAAGGAAACCACCGAGCCGGAAGAATGGCACCCGAAGGGCATTGAGTGGAAGCCTGAGTATGGCCGCATGCTGCGTAGCGGCGAGCGCCTGCAAGACGGTGACGAGGTTTATGTGGGAAACGACAAGTGGGAGACGATCTACCTCGCCAACTTTCAAGAGCAGTATGTGCGAAACGGCCTGTACCGCCGGAAGTCGAAGTGGCCGCACGACGACAATCCATTCATGTCGGCGGACCACGACAATGACTCATCGGTATATGACGAGGCTGTCGCATCCGTCTATGAGGAGCGCAACAACTGCATCACTCACGCCTGCCGGGTATCGGGCGTCTGCCGGGAACTAAAGGCCAAGCTCGAACAATACCGGCGACACACCGACACCATCATTACGCTGCTGGAGATTGTCGAAGAAACCGAGGAGGGAAGGCAATTCTCCCCGAACTACATCCGATCCTGCCGGTCATTCGACCTTCATAAAATCGGCGAGGCAATCACCCACATCAAGATGCTCAACGATGAAACCTAAACGCACACCGAAGAGCATCACCCTTGGCCTCATCATCGCCTACTTCACCGCCGTGAACTGGATACGCAAAACCATCCGCAAATGATCGAATTTTTCCTGCCCATGATCCCGCCGACAGCGACCAGCCAGACCAAGCGATTGGTCATGGTCGGAGGCAAGCCGAGGTTCTTCCCGAAGAAGGAACACGCAGCCGCGGAACGCTCGCTGATGGACCTCATCAAGCCCAAAGCGCCGACCGAGCCGCTCGACGGCCCGATCCTGCTGCAAGTCGATTTTACATTCCCCTGGCGCAAGACCGAAGGAAAACGCCGGAAGGAATGGGGCAAGATCCCGAACGACAAGCGCCCCGATGCCGACAACCTCGTGAAGCTCGTCGGCGATGTTCTTACAAAAGCGAACTTCTACGCCGATGACGGACAGGTCGCCGACCTCCGTGTCACGAAGTACTGGGGCAATGAACCCGGCATCAAGATTCTCATCTCACCCATACCAACCCCATAAAAACATGAAACCGAAAACATACCGAGTCCTAAGTGAAGCCGTCGAGAACGGCATCAAATACGGATGGCACCGAGCCCACAAGCACGACGAAGATCCAGATCAAATCCAGATCCAAGGCGCTGTTCACAATGCGATCATGCAGGAGATCAGCGAATACTTCGACTTCGAGGACGACATCCCGACGCTGCACTGAAAACCTTTGGTGAATGGCGGCGGCGTCGCGACACGGATGACTGGTTTGTTAGGATTTTCCAACCGCCAGCACATCGAGGTCGGGAGGGGATGGTGGAGAAGCACGAAGTCACCCCGCAACCTTGGAAACCCGGACGCCGAAAAGATGTGGCCACATCGTTCCGCCATTCACCATTCAACATTCACCCCAACCCCATAACAACATGAAAAAAGACATCAGCATTAGCATTAAATTAAGCAAGATCGACAAGACAGCTTTTTACCACGGCAAGAACGGAGAAAAGTATCTGCCGCTCATGCTTAAACTCAGAATCGACGAGGATGAGTTGAGAGCCGGTAAGATCGTGGGAGAAACCGACCAATACGGATACCACGGCTTCATCGCCCAAGAATTACCAAGAGACCGCAAGGCCGAAGGCGAGAAAGGCCCGATCCTCGGCAACGCCAAGATCATGGACTGGGACGCGCCCAAGCCGCAGCCGACGCCCCAAGCACCGGTCACCAACTCATTTGACGACGAAGAGGACGACATCCCATTTTGATCCAACATGAACTGGCTGAACTTAAGCATTCAAACGCTGGACTCGGAGAACTTCCTCGGAAGCGATCCGACCCAGCGGGCCACATGGCTCTGCCTGCTGCGTTACTGCATCGGGCAAGAGAATGGTGGCACAATCACCGCCTGCGCTGGCTGGGCCGATCGCAAGTGGCAACAGCTCGTCCGGGTCACAAAGGACGAGGTCGTTCAGACCTGCGACCTCTGGCAATGGGATGGTGAGACGCTGACCGTCTGGGGTTATCCGATCGAGAAAGAGGGAGAGGTGCAACAGCTCAGGGAGCTTGGAAAACTACGCACCCCTGCAAAGCAAGCAGCAGCACAAAACAATGGGAAGCTCGGTGGTCGCCCACCCAAAACCCAACGAGAAACCCAACGAGAAACCCAACAGGAAACCCAACAGGAAACCCAACGAGAAACCCAACATAAACCCAACGAAAAACCCATAGAAAGGAAGGAGAAGGAGAATAGAAAGGAAATAGAATCTCTCCCCCCTACCCCCCAAGGGGAGATGAGCGAGAGCGCGGAGGATTTTTATGCCGAGAACATGCCAACCGAAAACGCTCAATCGATGCTCGATCTCGAAAAGCGCGTCAGATCGCTCAGGAGCGGCTGGGAGTTGCCTTTGGCATACACAGAGCAAAAACTTCTTTCGGAGGCGTCACGGTGCCTTTCTGAGCTAACAGCGGCCCAATGGCAAACGATGAAGGATTACATGCACGCCAAGATCCCGCAAGGTGTCCCAGCATGGCAACCTCGAAGCCGGACAAAGTTCCTTGAGAACCCATCCGATGTTTGGACTCACGCCTCCGCTTGGCGGAAGCGCCAAGAGGCGTCACGCCCACCGCCGAACACGATCCCGATGCCGGTATCATCGAGGCCAACCATCAGCCGCGAGGAGCTCGCCGAGTTCTTCGATCCTATCAAAAAACAGAAAATGTAAAAATAGGATGAAACCTTTTGCCACGATCCTCCCAAAGCATCAAATGACATCAAATCCGCCATGAGCGACGAAGATCCATACACCATGCGCCAAGACCGCGAGGATGCTCGGTACGCCAAAGAGTACCAAGCATGGATCGCCAGCCTCTCGCCCGAAGAGCGAAGGAAGGTCGCCAGCATGGGGATCGACAAACCCGACCTCGCACGCTCCTCGAATGGCGTCGGCCTCTCACGCGACGCGGCGGAGAGCTACAGCGCAAAAACCTTCGATGCCGATGAGGATGAAGAGCCGAACGAAGAGTCACCATCAACCATCAACAGCGACCAGATTTGGGACATCATGCGCCGGCTGATCGGCGAGCTGGCCAGCGACAAAAACCCCGGACTCACTATGGACTGCGCGACACTGGTTGCCGGTCTCGCCTACCAGGGCAACTCGATGACCGACATCGCCAAGCGCCATGGCATCACGCGGGCGGCAGTGAGCAAGAGGTGCATCGAGATGACCGACGCGCTCAAGATCAAGCCATACCGTGCCATGAGAAGTGGACACGCACGCAAGGCGTACCAGCAGGCCCGAATCCTTTCCGTACAAAAACAAAAACTAGAGATCCATGGACACTGAAATCATCACCGAAGTCGCCCGCAGCAATCCATCACTGCCGGGATTTGAAACACCGCGCATCACCGCAACTCCGACCGGACTGGTCTTCGGTGATGAGGCGCCCGATATGGTCGAGATCGAGGACATCCTCGTCAAAGCCGCCAAGATGCGGGAATCATCCACATGGATCATCGGTGATGCCATCAACTGGGTGAAATCCACCACGGGATCATTCGACTATGTTCGCGCCAGCAACCTCACGAGGTTGGAGGTGAGCACGCTCATGCGTGTCGCTCTCGTCGCCAAGAATGTGCCACTCAGCATCCGTAAAGAGCGCCTCTCGTTTGACCATCACCGGGCAGTCGCATCACTCAAAAACCCCGACGACCAATCGATGTGGCTGGAGACGGCGGCCAAGAAGGAGATGAGCGGTGACATGCTGCGCAAGTCCATCAAGCTCGGCCGCGTGGCTACCAAGGAGGACATGGAGAAGCCGACTGGCGGGGGCATCGACAACGCCATTCCGCATGTGAACCGGCTCTGCGTGTTCCGCCGCTCCCTCGAAGACGCTGGATGGTTCGATGAGGTCGATGAAGAGATGCTCTACTCGCTACACAAAGACCTGCTGCCGGTTGTGGAGTTTCACGCCTATGTGGGCGCGAGAATCCTCGCGAGCAAAAACTTTGTGATCGCCGACGAGTTCCGCGAAGACATCAAAGGAATTTACGAGCAGTATCAGCAGTAAGCCAAATCAGCTCAAAAAAGCGCAATGGGGTATTTTGCCCAAAAAAGCGCATTGGGGGTCGGAAATCTAATTTCCATGCCACCGAACCAAAATAGAAATTGTGTGGGGACCAACCAAAAACCGATGGATTTGAGCCACGGGCGGAAATCGGCCGGATTTGTGTGACCGGCCGAAAATGCCCGCATTTCCATATCGGCCGCGTATGGGTGCACGCGCGGCCGGCGGCCGGTTATGTCATTGCGACAAGCCCGGCCCGGTTTGAGGTTGGTGGGTGGATATGGCTATTTCATAGTTTCGGTTTTCGTTTACCTTTTTTTTGCTCGGCCCAGGGCAGGCACTGCCCTTTCGATCGGCCAGGCGATCGAAAGGCAGGGATCCCGAGCTTGTGGCGCCGGGCTACCACCGAGCCCCGCGGCCTGCCGAGCAAGGTGCCTATCTCACCGTCGGGCGCGGTACCTAGTGCAGCGTCCTCGGTAGGGGTCCAAAGTTTTTTTGCGCACCACTCGCCGCGACTAATACGAGCCAAAGCCACCACCCGAAGTTTCTCCTTCGTCTCGTGGCTTGTTCGGGGGCGACCAACCGGAGTCGGCGAGCCCTTTGTCGCACTGTTCGAGGACCCACCCGACAAGCGTTTTCCCCTCGAGGCGTGAGGCGCCGATGTACTGTCCTTTGCGCCACCTGGGGAGCCGTATGACGATAATTGATTGCGGTTCTTCTTCATTTTCTTGCGTGTTCATAATAGCACTAAAGCGGGACCGGCTGCCCGGCCCCGCTGGTTAGGTGTTGTTTCCAGGCAAATTAAAGCCGGATCACATATTTAGTTTCATGCTTTCGGACTCAACCCATTGAGCGAGACCCTCCGCAACATCATCCGCATCCACGCGGGAAACACAACCTGCGTCCACAAGGGTTTGGTTTACCGACAAAACGGCAGCGGACATGTCTAGTGTTTCCTCATGGATAGCTTCCCCCAGTGCGAGGTCATGCTGCCATTCGTCCCGCATAACACTGACCGCAGCGGCGCGAAGAAGGGAAATTGGAATCCCTGCATTGCATTTTTCAAAATTAGCAATTTGTTCGATTTCGTATGTCATTTTTTTGGTTGGTTGGTTGGTTGTTTATTGGACATACGACTTCCATGCGCCGCCTGAAAAATCGCCAGGCTCATATGCGTGACTATCGTCGCGGTCTGGGTGGAGCAATTCCATCGCACGGCTTATGAGAGCGCACCGGCGTGAGAACTGGGCGGAGTAGTAGTCTCTTGGAATAGACTCCCTGTTAGCCTTGCAGGAGTGGTCGTAATAGGAGTATCTCCACTGCCCCCCAAACCTGTACAATTCCGATATTTCTGAGGCTGCTTGTTTACAGGCTTTTGTTTTAGTTATGATGTTCTTCTGCATGATTTCGATTTTCTATTTGTTGGGGTTGGGTTCATTTAAAATCCTGCCATTTCGGGAACTTCGGACCAATTTGGGATTAGACCAAACCTGGTTCTAGCTCGGAAGGCAAAAGCCTCCAACGCTGCCGCGACCAGAGCTTCATTTGCGGTGCGGTACTCGGAGAGAAAGGCGCCGGTGCCGGCGCATATTACCGAATAAGAGAAGCGGGGGGAGCGCCCAAAAGCCACCCCGACGAACTCGGGGTATATCTCGACCACCCCGTCAAGGGAAACGAACGGGGCACTGTCCCAGTTTTTCTCAATCTTGAATTCCATTGGGAGTTCATCCGCCTGCGCGTCCAATCGGCAGGTTTCCTGCTGTTGGGCGAGGTTTTTTGCGCGTGGCGAAACGCCATCTTTGGCAAGGCATTTAAGAACATTACGACTCATGTCGTTGCCGGGTTCGTAGCGGCAACGGCTTGGCTGAATGTCGCTTGAATCCCAGATAGTGCATGGTTCGCCACAGATGACGGCAGCGTGGAGGGCTGCGCGTTGCTCCTCTCTATCGACGCATTCGGGCTCGCACCCGTCGAATCGGATAAAGCAGGATACTGTTTTTTTGCTATATTTATTAAGTCTCATATTTTCAGTTGGTTTGGATGATTAGATATTAGAGGTTGCTTTTGCGATGGCGCTTTCAAGCGTGCCCCAGGCGCGCCCGATCGTTGGGTTTCCATGCTCGAGCGGGTATTCGGATTTGATGGCAGCCAGTGCCACCATGCAGGCTTCGAGCAGCTCAGGCGCGGCGGCGATCAAGCGGGCGTTTGCCAGCAAAGTCTTTTCGGTGCCATGTACCCGAGCAGCACAAAAATTGCCGTTTACGACATATGGTTTACCATTGCAGAAATCTACAACCCATGGTCCAGGAGTGTGCTCATCAACATTTTTTAAGCTCTCATCGAACTCAACATCTGCAACCGATTGAGCATCCGAAGTGCAAAGACCTTCTGCCTCTAACTCTTGAACGCGGGTTTTATATGCTTCCCAATATTGGGCCGACTTCTTCTGTGTATTTTTCATTTTTCTACTAGTATTATAGGTTCCGGGTGCCTCCCGGTCGGTTCGCCATTTGCTGGCGACGGGTTTAAGATAAAGTATTTTTCGTAGTTGGCAACATTTATTTTCACATAATCCGAAAATTTATTTCTCCGGTTCAAAAAAGCGCAGCGGGGGTTTTAACTCAAAAAAGCGCAGCGGGGGTTTTCGTCCAAAAAAGCGCAGCGGGGGCAGGAATACATAAGCCATAGTCACGGGGCGGAAATTGGTTTTTTGTGGCACCGGCCGGAAATCGGCATTTTTCATCACGCGGCCGGAAATCGGCCAACCCGACCGACCAGGCCAAAAGCGCCCGATTTCCACCCCGGCCGCGGATCCACCCTGGCCATGGATCCACCCGGCCGCGGATCCACCCTGGCCATGGATCCACCCTGGCCGCGGATCCACCCTGGCCGCGGATCCACACGACCGCGGATCCACCCTGGCCGCGGATCCACACGACCGCGGATCCACACGGACCGCGGATCCACACGGACCGCGGATCCACACGGACCGCGGAAAAAAACCCCGCACGCATGGCGCGCGCGGGGTGGGTTTTCTTTTCATTACTCGCCGAAAATTAGGGGCGCCGATGCGGCCGCCCGAGTTTCGTGGTCGGGTGGTCCTAATGTCCACCGGGCGCCGATTAGGTGGCCGGCGACAAGGAAAACACCGGCAGCGCCGGCGATGCATGCAATGACAAGCGCCGTTTCGATTTTCTCATACATCGGCGCCCGCCCTTTCCATGACATGCTCAGGTGATACATCAGCGAGGTTTTCACGGGTGGATTTTTCCAAATCATCCGGCGAGGCGCCGGCCGCCATGCACTCGGCTATTAAGGGGAAAGGTTCGCCGAGCATATCCAACAATTCGGCATTTCTCCACGCGTAGACGGTCGCGGGGTTGATTAATGCAAGGAAACATTCCACCCTGTGCAACAGTGACAAAAACGGTGTGCCCATGCCGACGCGGCCGCGGTCCCATGGATCCGGCAGCCCTAAAATTTCCAGGTGGATATAAAGCCCGGCGCTCGGGTGGTCCAATGTAACCCATGTTTCAAGATCACGGGTGGACATGTCGCACGGGTCCTTTTTTCCGTAATATACAGGGCGCCCGTCGCTGAGCCGGCCGGCCAGGGTGGGGCTCGGTTTCATCGGGAAACCGTCCTTTCCATGGCGGCGCTGATCGCGCGACTCTTTTTTGAGCCGTGCGGATTAATCCAAACCGAAGGTTGACGCCCCTTGGAAAGCCCGGCGCAAAGCTTGCATTGCGCGCATGTTAATCCCTTTGCGTCACTTAGACATTCGATCGCATCGGCCGGCTTATCCGGCGAAACGTGAAACGTTCGGAAGCCGATCGCATTCGCAAGCTTCCGGGAATCTTCCGTTTCTGTCGATGCCATAAAATAGGCAGCGTAGGCGTGAGCCATCGGATTTTCTCGCCAATCGTGAAAATATCCCGTCCAACCCTTTGAAGCTTCCGCGATCGCTTTAACTTTGGAAATAGGTAGCAAGGTTGGATTGCCGTACGCGCCAAACCTAACTTTGCGCCCGGCGAATATGCGGGAATATTCAAACGGATTCAACTCAGGGTAGATCCCGCGATTCAATCCGCGCCAAACAGCAAGGGGCGCTTGCCCCACATTAACATAGCAGCCATTGCCGGAAGCGAACGGACAGCCCCGGCAAATCGTTTTCACATCGATGCCACGCGCGACAGCCTCAACCGGATGCATGTCCTCGAGGACAAACCAAATTTGAACCATGTCCCCTGTTTTCCGATTGTCGGTTTTCAATGTCGCAACGGCAGCGAATCGCTGACCGTTTACTGTACCCCGGTGGATAACGTACCCACCCGGTTTTTTGTTTGTCTTGCGATGAGCTGCAGCGATAGCGCCGGCCCACGTCGTGCATGTGTCTTGTATCATTTTTTTGTTTTCTACGGTTTCCCGGTGTCCCACCGGGTAGGGCGTCGCTGCATGCGACTAGGCAAAAAATAGCAAGGGCGCCAAGCTTTGCAACAGTTAATTTAAAATTAATTTGACCGGGCGCGCGGATCCACCCCGCGGCCGATTTACTGGCATGCGGTCCGGCGCCGGCGATGACCACCCGACCACCCCGCGGCCGGATCCGCGGCCGGCGCTCGGCAATCACCAGGCCAAGCACGCGCGGCCGGCATGTCGCACGGTTCCGGGTGGCTGCCGGTTCATTCAAGCGCTGCCAGGCGAGCGCCGGCAGGCAATGCCAGGCGATGCCGGCGAAGCCAAGGAATCTATTGACCGGTGCCCCTATGCGGCGCGGCTCGGGGGACCCACCTTGTAAAACTGTGCATATTTTGTTTTCAACCTTGCACGGTTGATCAGTTGACGCGGCCGGCTAGGCATGCCGCCAAGCCCCGAGAATGCTAAGAAGATACTGGAAATGGACTTCGCCCAGATCGAAAAGAAGGCCAAGTCAGGAAAGAAACTAACAAGAGGCGAGCGAGCCTTGCTTCAGTCGATGAGCCAAGGTGGTGAGGAGTCTGCCGATTCAAGGCATGAGGCATCGAGCTGGCTTGAGTTGGCGGAAATTCTGGGTGTGACTACCGAAACGATTCGGCAGTGGAGAAAAATCCCGGATTGCCCGAAGGAGTCATCGAACAGGACGCACGATGTGATCGCATGGAGGCAATTCGTGAAGGCGCGCGGACTTCGCGGGAATACCGGCGAATTGGAATTTAACGAAACCCAGCTTCGCGGCAGGAAATTGTTGGCAGAGGTCGAGGAGCGGGAGCTTCGAGTGGCGGTGAAGAGGGGATTTTATGTCACCATGGAGGCTGTTAGGGAGAGATGGACCTACCATGTTGCTCAAGCGCATGCGGTTTTCCGCAACAAGCTAGAGAATGAGCTTCCGCCATTATTGGTTGGGCTCGATGCGGTAGACATACGAAAGGAAATGGTAAAGGTCGTGGATGAGATCACGGCCACATTAAGGCGCGGAGATTACCCGAAAGAGAAAGATCCTGATGATTCAAGCACCACCAACAACGCCCCAAGAAAAAGCAGAGCTGGACGAAAAGTTCCTGCACGGGTGGCCTAATCAAGATCGCCGGCCGCCATGGCAGTGGTGCGAGGAATATGTGGAGTCGATTCCGTATTCTCCAGTACCCGGCGGGTTCAAATCTGGCAATTCGCCATGGATTCGTGAGCCATTGGAGGCGCTGGCCGATCCGTCGGTATCACTGGTGTCGATCATCGCGGCGATTCAGGCAGGCAAAACCATGACGGCAGAGCTTGGTTCGTGTTGGATCGCGGCCAATGCGCCCGGACCGATGCTCTGGCTCGACCAGACCGATGCCGACGCCAAGGACCAGATGGAAAACCGTCTGCAAGTGCTATGGAAACAATGCGGTCCAGTTCGGGAGATTTTGCCGCGCCATCAAGGCGCAGAGCGTCACAAGCTGAAAAGAAATTCGGTTTCTTTCCTCAACGGCATGACCGGCTGGGTGCTCGGCGCTCACTCAAAGACCAATCTCCAACGCCGTTCGATCCGCTGGTTGATCGGCGATGAGACCTGGCGCTGGCCATCCGGTCACATGGCCGAGGCCGAGGCGCGGGTCACCGCCTTCGGGTGGCTGGGCAAAAGGTTCTTCGTGTCGCAGGCCGGCGAGACCGATGACGACACCGATCGGAAATTCAAATCGACCGACCAGCGCGAGTGGTGTTGGCGCTGTCCAAGTTGCGGGACGACGCAGCCTTGGAGGTGGGAGAACATCGAGTGGAGCAAGGACGCCAAACTTGATGATGGTGGGTGGGATTTTGAAAGGGTGCGCGAGACCACCGAAATGTTCTGCGAGTGTGGAAAACGATTTCAAGATGCCGATCGATCACGCCGAGAGCTGAACGACCCTCGTAACGGCGCGCGTTATGTCGTGCAAAATCCCGGAGCGGCTAAATCGAATGTTGGTTTTCACTGGAACGGGTTATGCGCTGGATCATGGGGCAACCTCGCCGAGATTTACCTCCGGGCGAAGGCGTCAGCAAGGTACGGCGACATCGATCAGTTGAAAATCTTCTGGCAGAAGCGACTAGCTCTCCCATTCACGGAATACACCGAGGATTTCTCGATCAAGCCGACTGATAGCGGGTATGCCAGAGGCGAATTACTCTGGGGCAAGGAAGGCGCGATCATCGCTGGCAAGATCCGCCTGCCCGATGAGGATGATGAACCTCCGGTGCGGCTGCGCGTGATGACCGTCGATGTTCAGATGGATCACTTTTGGTGGTTGATCACCCAATGGAGCCCCGATGGATCCAGTCGCCGGATCGACTGGGGCACAGCTCACACTTGGGAAGAGTTGCAGGAAAAGCAGGAAAAATACGGCGTTTCGTCCTCATTGGTTGGCGTCGATGCCGGTTTCAATAGCTACGAGGTCTATCAAAGATGTGCCGAGCATGGATGGGTCGCGCTGATGGGCGATCGCAAGGCGACATGGACTCACCGACTCAAGCAACGCCTCGGCGTCGGCGTCCGGGTTAAGTCATTGGAGAGATTTTACTCGCCCAAGAGGTCAATTCATGTCGCCGCCGGCAAGACCGCTCAGATGTTTTATTGGAGCAACCTCAACATCAAGGACGCGATGGCTCGGATTCGGCGCAATCAAGATCCAGCGCGCGGTCCAACATGGGAGGTTCCTACCGACGCCTTCACCGAGGCGGATAACGACGAAAAGAAAATCGCCTACCTAAGCCAACTGGAATCCGAGATGCGGATCAAGGATGGCGACCGCTGGCAATGGACGCGGATCCAAAAACGACCGAACCACCTTCTCGACTGCGAGGCGATGGCGACCGTGTTTGCCTTCATGCTCAAAATCCTTGGCCGCGAGACCGAGCAGGAAGCCGCCGAAGATTGACAACTTGTCAGAGGGCATGGCGGCCCTCGACATGACGACAGGTTTTTCCACCGAAGAGGTGGTCGAGATCCTCGAAGAGAACAAAAAGACACTCAAGAAGCTCATGATCAGCTTCCAGGAGTCGGGATCGCAGATCACATACAAGCGCCTCGATGACACCAAAGAGATCATCGCGGCCTGCCAGCACGCTCTCCGCAAGCTCGACCCGATCACCTACGGCAAGACCCGCCGCACCTGTCAGTCAACTGCCGGTATTTTCTAACATGAACCTGCTGCAAAAAATCACCAAGTCCGCCGCTTTAGCCTTTGGATGGTCGCCCTACGAGAGCGTCAACCCATCACCGGTTCGCCAACGCCTGCCCGCCGCAGCTCCGCAAGACCACCGCAAGGAGGCGACGCCACTGGTACGCAACGAACTCATCAAAGGCAGCCGGTACTTGATGAAAAACAGCGGGTTTGCCCGCGAAATGGTCTTCGACATGGCCGTCTACTCGGTCGGCGATGGTCTCAAGATCCAACCCAAGACCGAAGACCGCGAATGGATTGCCGGCGCGCTCGACTACTGGGAAGAATGGTCGAATCAGTGCGAGGTGACGGGACGATTCTCCCTTTCCGAGTGCGAAATGCTCATCTGCCGCGCGATCGACGAAGACGGTGATATTTTCGTCCATCTTACCCGCGTCGAAGGGCGGCCGGTCATCCAACTCATCGAAAGCCACCGCGTGAGTGGTGGGAACAACGACGGCACGGTCGATGGCATCCGTTTCGACGGCTATGGCCGCCCAGTTTCGTACAATGTGCGCCAGGATGACGGCACTTTCATCGAGCTTCCGGCCTACTCGGTGCTCCATATCTTTGACCCAGAGCGCGCATCATCGGCTCGGGGAGTGCCATCACTGGCACATTCGATCAATCACATCCGGGATGAGATGGAATTGCTCGCGCTCGAAAAGCACGCACTCAAAGATCATGCCGACAAATCGTTCGCGATCACCACGCAGAATGGCGAGATCGACAGCAATGATGGCTTTGGCGGACTGGATATTGACTCAGGCAAGGCCGAGGACAATCCACACAGTGACCCGACTGCATTGCAAAAGATCGTCGGCGGCAAGTGGGTCGCGCTCAAGCCGGGAGAAGAACTCAAACCCTTCGAGTCCAACCGCCCATCGCCCACTTTTACCGGATTCCTCGATCACCTTCGCCGCGATTCGGCGCTTGGTGTGGTGCCATACGAGTTCACCGCAGATTCAAGCAAGATCGGCGGCGCTGGCGTCCGCATGGTCGTGGCCAAGGCCGATCGCCGATTCTCCCACAGGCAAAACATCCTCATCCGCCGCTTTCTCACGCCTGTCTGGAAATTCGTCATTGGCGATGCCATCACTCGTGGCGAGATCCCGCTGATTGCAGGATGGTGGAAAATATCCGTGGTCACACCACGCAGGGTGACCGTCGATGCCGGTCGGGAGTCGCTGCAAAACCGCGAGGATGTGAAGGCCGGTCTCAAGACCTTGTCCGATCACTTCGCCGAGCTGGGCATGGACTTCGAGGAAGAGGCCGAACGCCGAGCTCGCGACATCGCGCACCTTCAAGAACTCGCCAAGAAATACGACATCCCACTTCAGATGCTGTTTGCATCGGGAGTTGCCACCCCGCCAGTCGAAGCGCCGACTGGTCCTGCGAAGTGATGGGGAATTGACACCCCACGCGGTGCGTGAACGCACGCGATCTCATTTTGACACAGGAGCCGTGGGCCATCGCCCCGGAGGCAATGGACGGCATCATCGGTTTGGCCATGGACATGGCTGCCGGCAAACTCTTCACGCTCCCGCAGAGCGATGCACCGCAGTCGATCATGAGCGTCGCCGATGGCGTCGCCACAATCTCGATCACCGGACCGCTCCTTCCGACCACCGACGAGTTCGATCGCGTGATGCTCGGGGCGACGAGTCTCGATGAAGTCCGCTCCACCGTTGAAAGCGCCGCCGCTGATCCAGCGGTCACATCGATCGTCCTCAACATCGACTCTCCTGGCGGAACCGTTCGCGGTACCCCCGAGGCCGCCGATGCAATCTACGAAGCCAGCAAGGTCAAGCCGGTGCGTGCGCACACCTCCGGAACGATGGCATCCGCCGCCTACTGGCTCGGATCGCAAGCGACCAGCATCTCGATGACACGCTCGGCATCGGTCGGATCCATCGGCGTGATGGTCCCGCACATCGATCAGAGCAAACGCGCGGAGATGCTCGGCGTGAAGGTCGAACTTTTCACCACCGGCAAGTTCAAGGCCGCTGGTTTCCCTGGCACCTCGCTCACCGAGTCGCAACGCGAGTTGATCCAAGAGCGCATCGATCAAGTCTTCGGCGAGTTCAAATCCGCCGTCACGCGCCAAGGTCGGAAGATCCCCGCCGAGGCGATGCAAGGGCAGACATTCTACGGCCCGCAAGCCGAGTCGCTGGGCCTCGCCACCGTGGTGCGCAGTGCTTCGCAAGCAGGCAAAGCCGGATCCTCTCCGCTTCGCGCAGTTGACACTGCGGAAGATGGCATGAGCGAACAAGTCGCCAGCACCCCATCCGAAGAAGTCGTCGCATCGGTCGAGCCCGTTGTTGCGGAAATCGCAAACGAAGCCGCCCCATCCGCACCGGAAGGTGAGCAAGAGGCAGCTCCTGAATCCGCACCAGAAGGCGAAACCGAAAGCGCGCCTGCTGAGGAGCCCAAGGAAGAGTCCGCCACCGAGATCATCGGCGACCTCAAGGCAACTCTGGCATCGCTGCAAGGCGAGATCGCCGCACTGAAGGCCAACCAACTTTCCATCGATGAAGCAGTAGCCGCCAAGGCCGCCGCCATCGCCAGCCGCAGCTCCAGCGCACCCGTGAATGTCTCACCGGACGCACAGAGCAGCGAGAGCATCTACGACCAGTGGAAGAACGCTTCTGGCGCAGAGAAAACCCGAATTTTCAGGGCTCACCGCAAGGAACTCGAAGCCCACGCGGCCAAACTTTGAAACCAAAAACCAACCCGAATTAACCACAACGAACTCATCCAATCATCATGGCAACCACCATCAGCAATGAACTCAAACTGAATGTCGTCCTCGACAGTGCGCTTGTTGCACTTCGCGAGGCGCTTCTTCCCATCAATGCCTTCAGCACCGTGTACAACTCGGTCCCGCTTCAAGGCACTGACAAAGTTTCCGTGCCTTTCTTCCCATTGGCAACGGACGCCACCGTCGATTTCAACGGCACCTACGCATTCAGCGACACGAATGCGATCAACAGCCGCGAAATCACCGTCAACAAGCGCAAGTATCAAGCGCTTTCCTTCACCTCCAGCGAACTCGCTCGCCAACCCTACTTCAACCCCGAGCAACTCGGTTTCCTGAAGGGTCGCAAGCTCGCCGAAGACATCATCAAGGACATCCTCGGTGTTGTGACGGCCGCCAACTACGGCGCACCTGTCCTCACCAGCGCGGCCTCCGCGTTTGATTCGGATGATGTCATCACCATCAAGACCGCACTCGACCAAGCCAAGTGGGCAAAATCGAGCCGCACGATGATCCTCGACAACGCCTACGAAGGCGCGCTGCTCAAGGACGCCGGCATCAAGAACGCAGCCGCAGTTGGCACCGCCTCGGCGATCCAAAACGGCCTGCTTCCAAGCATCGCTGGCTTCAATGTCATCGGCACCAACCTCATCCCCGGCAACTCGCAGAACCTCGTCGGCATGGTGGCACTCCCAGAAGCGATCCTCGTGGCATTCTCGCCCGTGACTCCTTCCTCGGGTGTCCGCGCCAGCCTCACCAACTACGAGACCGTCACCGACCCAGAGACCGGCCTCACCATCGAGTACCGCTCATGGGGTGACCCTGACACCGACACCGAGAAATCGGTCATCGAGGTCAACTATGGTTTCGCCCTCGGCCACGCCGCAGCCCTCAAACGGATCGTCTCCGCCTAATCATGCGCCGCGCCATCACACTAACCCGCAATGGCGACACTTGGAAGGTTAAGCACCTTCCGAGTGTGACGTTGGCCGACCAGCTTGCCGATTTCAAGGCCGCGAAAGTGACCGGCGATTTCGGTGGTGCTGATGAGGTGCAAATCTGGTCGAACGGTGACACGCTCAAGCGGTATGCGAAAAAAGCAGCCGCCGCAGTGATCGAGCCGATCGAGCCGGAAGCCGCAGAGACACCCGAGCCGAAGAAGGTCAAGAAGTAATTTGTTTCATTGGTAGCGTCTAAGGAGAAAGCCCCATCTGGAAATTTCCGGGTGGGGCTTTTTTGACGCCGCGCGTGAAGCGTGAACCTAATTCAAGAAGCCGCCGCCGAGGCATTCGCATCGATCCTCGATGACATCGGCGTACCAATCACCATCGGTGAAGAGGAGTACCTCGCCGCGATCTCGATGGGTGGCGTTCAGATCGACCTCGAAGAAGGAGGTTTCTCCCAAGATGGATCACTCACCGTCCGCATGCTGGTCGCCAATTTGCCTAGTCCAGCGCCAGCTCAAAACAGCGCGATGACCATCGGTGATCTGCGCTACAAGGTCGAAGAGATCATGCTCAAGCCCGGCGCAGGCGTCATCGAGTACCGCGTTGCCCGCCGCTAATTTTTCACCATGAACCAACACATCGAAGACTATCTCGCCGAGCTCGTCGGCAACCTCGGCAATGACATCGAGGTCTTCACCGGCACCAGCTCGGATGTCCGCACGCCAGAATCGCACGCCGTTCTGGTACTCGCTGACCAGGTGGAAGGCGTCGTCGGCAGCCTCTATAAAGCCACGGTCAAGGTCTCCATATCATCACCGGCAGACGGAAGCACCCGCAGCGCTCACATGGACATTGTGGATGATGTTAGAGATGCCTTCACCGAGCCGCTGCCTTCAGCCCAGAGCCTCAGCATCACCGCTATCGAGGTGCGCGGATTCCACATCACCAATCACACCGCCGCTGTGTCCGACGATGGCCGCTGGGTCACTTCGATCGAGGCACTCATCGGCGTCACCCGCTTGTGAAGTTGACACCCACGCGGGTGTATCATGGCAGCGACTTTTGGAGTCAATAACACACACGGCCTCTCTCCGAACACCGGACATGTGAGCGAGTCGAGCAAGGACTCCTCTGTCGAGGTTGCAACCATTCGCGACGAGCAGGGTGTCACCGTCTTTGCCGGACCGCGCAAGCTCATCACGCGCAATGTCACAATCACTGGCAAGGGCGACGCCGACATCGAAGCAGTCGTACCCGGCACCGTTGCCCTCGGCGTAGCGATGATCACCTCCGTCAAGCAAAGCGAGAGCAACGAGGATTTCCCCGAGTTCGAGATCCAAGCGACCATCTACGACGAAATCTAATCATTCAAAGCTATGGCAATCACTTTCAACCAAATCGGAGTTCAGTCGGTAAGCGCAGAACTGATCGAGAGCGTCGAGTCGACCAAGAACATGGAATCGAAGATGATCATGTCCACAGAGGGCGGATTTGGCGCGGCCAAGACTTTCGATCCCACTTACGAGTTCACGGTCAAAGGCCGAGGCACGACCACCGTTGATGCCGGTGACACGAGTGCCTCTGGGTACATCCCCGACTACATTCCGACTGGTGGTGTGACTGTCATTACCTCGGTGAAACTAAGCGAGAAAAACGACGATTTCAACGAGTTCGAGATCAGCGGCACCGTTTTCCCGGACGCGGCAGCGATCGTCCAATAACCGGCTCGTAAGAGCCACCCAAAATCAACCATGAGACAAGGATCCACGGTCGCCATCGTGCGCGACCATGATACCCCGCCCGTCGAAAGCCGCAACACGCGGCTGATCGGCTCGGCCATTGCCTCTGGTTGTGAGTTCGGAACGGAAAAAGCATTTTCCGACACCATTGAAGATGTCGGCGGTAATCCGAAGCGCACCGTCACATGGATGATGGACGGTGGTAAAATGATAAAATTTACGCCGATCGCGAAGGAGGAAGAGATCAACTTCGTCGAGTTCCAGAAGCGCTTCAATTCGCAGGAATGGTGTGAGGCGAATCCCGACCACCCGATTTCCTACATGCGCGCCGCGTTCGATTCGCATCACGGCCTCGTCGACAAGATCAAGACCATGCGCCCGATGCTGCTAATCCGCAAGGGCAAGCGCCTCGCTGTCGTGCCTAGTGGCAACGACCCAGAAAGCAAAGCCCAGCGCGAAAAGATCCTTTCGATATTCTAAAATTATGGAAACCAGAGATCAAATGATCGCACTCGGAATGATCGAGAGCGAAAGCAAGACTATAGGCGGCATCAA